GGTGGCACCAGCAACGTGGCTGTGTTTGCTACCACAGGTGAATATATTACTGGTTTGCTGTCGGCGAGTGGTAACGTGAATGGCGGTAACTTGATAACCGCAGCACTAGTGCAGGGTGCTACAGTATCAAGTTCTGGTAATGTGGTCACTGTGGGTGTGGCTGCAAGTGGTAATATATCAGCCACAGCCAATGTGCAGGGCGGTAATGGTGTGTTTACTACCATAGTAAGTGCAGCCAGTCACACAGGAACTATTGTCAGTGTAACAGGCAATATCACAGCAGCCGGGGGTGTATTTGGTTCTGGTAATATTTCAACAACTGGTAATGTCCAGGGCGGTAACTTTGTAGGTGCTGTGGCAGCAACCACAGTGAGTGCATCGGGTAATGTGAATGGCGGCAACTTGATATCAGCAGCCCTGGTTCAAGGTGCTACTGTATCAAGTTCTGGTAATGTGGTTGTTGTGGGTGTGGCTGCATCAGGTAACATCTCAGCCACTGCCAACGTGCAGGGCGGTAATGGTGTATTCACTACCATTGTTAGTGCAGCCAGCCACACAGGTGGCCTGGTATCAGTAACTGGCACAGTGACCGGATCACAGTTCAATGGATCAGGTGCTGGACTCTCTTCAATACCGGGTGCCAATGTAACCGGCACAGTGCCAAATGCCACCACAGCGGTAGTCGCAGGCACAGTGACCACAGCAGCACAGGGTAATATCACTAGCGTTGGGCAACTGACCAACTTGAATGTAGCTGGCGACGTAGGAGTAGGTACGAACTCGCCTAAGGGAAGACTGGCGGTTATCCCAAATTCAAATCCAACAACAGTAGCAACCGCAAATACATTGACTCTTTGCGAAACTTCAAATAACTCCGCATACCAATTGCGGCTGGCGTATGCGTATTTGTCAAATGTATATACAGGTGTTATTGATGCTGTTCAAAATAGTCTTGGTGCACCATTATCAATAAACCCAACTGGCGGCCAAGTAGGTATCAATGGCTCTCCGGTATATAAATTTGATGTTGGTATTGCAAATCAAGCACAGAGTGCTACTAATGGTTCTAATGGTCTGATTCGCAACGCCACAGCAGCTGATCTTTCACCATTTACTCAGGCGCGTATTATTGTGTATGGCGGCGCAGGCGTTGACACTGGTAACTGGGGGTATTTTGCATACGACAACAGCGCCAGTATGAGAATCGTTCAAGGTAAGACTGGTGCAGGCGGACCGCTGATATTTGGCACAACAAGTGCAATAGACGGCACCGGTACATTTACTGACACGATGAGGCTCACAGGTGGCGGTGCATTATCAGTGGTTGGTAACATCACCGGTGCAAATATCTCGGCCACAAGTCTCACAGGTTCTGTGGTATCCATGACAGGACAGATTATCTCAAATGACATTATTACTGGTTCGGGTGGAGTTGTTGGCAAAACAGTGGCAGCGCAGGGGTATGGAGTGCGTGTGATTGCTGCCACCACAGACGCAAATGCAACTATACAATTTGTCAACACAGCACAAAATGTTCAATGGGCCACCATAACATCAAATGCTGTGAATTCTCTAGTATTGGCTGCTACCAATGTGTATGCTGCCACTGATTTTACTGCCGCCGGGGCGGTCAAAGGAGCCTCATTATCAACTACCGGCACAATAACCAGCTCAAGTGGCACCGGTATTATTCTCAATGCTACCAATGCAGGTATGGAATTGGGTAGCGGAACAGCAACCAATACTCCATACATTGATTTCCACACCACCGGTAATGCCGCTGCTGACTATGATTTCAGAATCATCGCCAGCGGCGGATCAAATTCTGCAACCAACGCAACAGGAACTCTACAACTTCAAGGAGCACTGATCACCGCCACCGGAAACGTAACAGTGGCTGGTCAGATCACTGTTAATTCAGGAAGCAATGCCACTGCTATCATCAACGGTGCAGCCAATGCCACAGGTAACATTGGATCATCGACCACCTACTTCAACAGACTGTTTGCTCAAGCAACCACAGCACTCTACGCTGACTTGGCAGAGATGTATACCACCGATGCTGAATACCAGCCGGGCACTGTGATGATATTTGGTGGCACACAAGAAGTCACCATCAGCACAACCACACACGATTACCGGGTAGCTGGTGTGGTTTCTACCAATCCTGCACACATCATGAACTCCGGACTCGAAGGCAATCACGTTGTGGCAGTGGCGCTGACAGGTCGTGTGCCTGTTAGCGTGGTAGGCAATATCAGCCCAGGCGATCGTGTGGTCACCAGCAGCCAGGCAGGGGTGGCAGAAGCCCTGGACATGACACGCTATCAACCAGGTGTGATCATTGGCAAAGCCTTGCAGAGTCACACAGGTGACCAAGTTGGTGTGATTGAAGTGGTAGTTGGAAGATTATAACCCAGAGGTTATTTCCAGACTTGCTATCTTTTTCTGGATGGCATCTAGATTCACGGTGTTCCATAAGCCAGGGTGCAAGGGCCTTGGCAATCTTCCGCTGTGTATCCATGCATAGCCCACGTGTTCGTGATTGAGTTTGGGAACGAACTCATGATCTACTCTACACCAAAAAGTATGATATTCAAACCCACCATCCGGTGATGTGAATTTTTCAATAGGTATCAACTGCTGATAATCGGGCATGCTGCCCAGTTCTTCACTACACTCGCGTTCTACTGCTGTGATTAGTGTCTCGTCGGCTTCTACTTTGCCGCCAGCCAGACCCCAAGTGTCGGGATATTTTGAATCGTTGCGTAGGAGATACAGATAGCCGCGTGTGCTCACACAGTAGAACCAAACTCCTACCGCTTTTACAATACCAGGTTCCATGAGCCTCCAGGATACAATCCGTCAATGCTTCTTACCCACTTGACGCCATCCCAATAGTATTGAAGCCCGGTGTTGATGTTGAACACATATTGTGCATCTGTGGTATCTCTGCTGTTGAAAGCCACTACCCACCGAATACCATTGTATTCAATGATGTCATTTATATTGGCGATCAATGGTTGCCCGCCGGTTCCTTGCCATGCTGTGGGATTGATGGAATTGTCAATATCACCGGTGCTTTGGGTCAATAGGTATCTTTGCCCTGTGGCACTGGCCGGTAATCCATCTCCGGGCCCGTTAAGCAATGGATCAATCACTGCATCCACCGGATCCAGGGTGTTTTGTGGTGCTGTGTCTGGATTGATGTTGTAGATCAGCAGTCGGTCATCTGCAGGGTTCACAGCAATGGTGCCAATGATGGGACTGTCGGGTGCCCAAGGGTTGTCCAGAGAGATGTAGCTGATACCAGGACGCAAAACACCATATGCACCAATCACAGTGGGCCAGGTTATCTGTGGATTTTCCACGATAGGAAACGTGAATGGATCTAGGCTTAGCCTATTGGGATTCACGGGTTGCGGAGGCTGTAATACCTGCAACTGCCCGTCCAACAACAGCACTTGATAACCCCAGGGTGTGACCTTGACTCTGGTGCCCAGCAAGAGATCGTTGTTGGAGATGGCATTTACGGCATCGCCCTGTGCATCAAATATGCTGGCAATCACACGTTCCACCACACCTAGCTTTTTAACCTTGGCCGGCGATGAAATCCAGATAGGCATGCTGAATGTCATGGTCATGATATCTATGGGCTCGTTGGTATTGGTCCCTACAGGAATGGTTTTGCTTGACCATCTCACATCGTCAAGACTACACACGCTGAGACTGGTCCAGTCAATGTAGTTGTCTGTGGCCTGTATTTCCAATGAAGGATTGAACAAGGTAGCGATCTGTTCAAACAACTGCATCTTCTGATTGGTGTTTGACGTCCAGATATCCAGTTCCACAGTGAGTTTGTATGGCACAGGCATGAGTCTTTCTATCTGGAACGCATTGCCTTGTGTGGTGTCATAGCTTTCTGTGGCAGGGTCCCAAGTGCGTTGGCGAACCATCATCTTGTTCACATGATACGGCTCTTGCATGCGATCACGATCATAGGTCATGCCAGTGATGTGGAAAGTCATCAATGGAGTAGCGTTCAACGAGTTGGCCGAGTTTTGATTCAGTATGGTCTGTGCATTTCTACTGGCATCACCATAGCGTATGGGCACACGTATCAGGTCCGATGTGCCTTGTTCATTGCGTCCGTATTCAACTTCAAACAAGCTGAACATGCGGGTGAATTGCAGCAGATAGCGACGGATCTGTTCGTCGTAAAAAAATAATTGCATAGTTAGCTTGACTTCTGATAAGGTTGTGTGGGCGGATACGGATTGGGCGGCAAATTACCACCTTGATCGCCGTTGGCATCATTGGGTATCAAGGCCTGGCTGAGACTCTGACGACTTGGTATGTTGCCCAGATCTGTTGTGTTCACTGTGTATGTATTGTTCACAAAGGTGCTGCGTAAAGTATCGTTGGTTGATCCAGGTGTGAGATTTGTTCTCACTTTGCTTTCAATCTTGATCCAAGCAGTGCCGTTGAAACGGAACAAGCGATTGGGAAAGTAATCCAGTCTTAGTGCAAATTGCCCGGCAACGGGATTAACAGGAAAATTCACACCGGCTGTGACAGGCAACCCGTTGGGCGGAACTCCATCGCCGGTCAAGTAGCCTGCGGTGTATCCATCACCTCTGGGTGTATTGCCGTCATTGGCCACTGTGCGGCTGGCATCAGTTATGGTATAGTCTGCGGTGTATGTGGCAGATTCTGGGTTGGCAGGTGTGCCATCCGGATTGGTAGCAACGATATAGAACTTCACAACATCAAATCCAGATGTGGGAACTTCTGCTTCGGCCTGAGCAAGGATGGCATCATTGATTTCCAAGTTTCTTGGGCGTGTGCTTTGTTGATTCTCAATGGTGGTAGGATCAGTGATCAATTCCCAATACTGTGAGTTGTTGATATCTGTGCCCGGTGGCACATCGCCCTTGGATCTGTAATAAGTGTCGCCGTAAAGCACAGTGGTTCCGCCTGGATAGAAGTTGCCCGGATCCCAGATGTTGAGAGGTTCAAAGGGCTGTTTGGTGATCTGGTTGAACTCTTGTGAGTTGATCATGGGTGTGGCTTTCACACGCCACAGGTGAGGCAGCCATGTTTGGCTGAAACCTTCCGCAGCAAAAGATGCATCCTGGACCACATACCATTTTGGCAATGCTCTGGGTATGGAACTGTCCAATGGATTGTAGTCTCTGAGATTGGGCAGTTCAAACACATCACCGTTCATGAGTTTACGCCCTATGGTGTCTATCATGTTGTTGTAGTGAAAAGTGATGAACAAGGTATCGTTGTTTAGGAACAGGCCAAATTGGGTAAGATCAAAGTCAAGATCCTGTTGTCGATAAATGCCACGCATCACATACACATCATTATCGTAGGCTCGATCACGATTTTCCAACAGCAGCAAATCTTCAATAAACAGCGGATTTGTGGTATCGTATTTGGGCAAGGTAGCATCGTTATTGCCGGTGTTGTCGTTTGTGAGCGGTCCCAAGTATTTGTGTAGATACATGTCCACACCGCCGACCTGATACATTTCGGATATTGTGCGGTCGAAAAAACGATAATCTGAGGTGCGATTGGGACGGTATAGACTGAGTCTTGGCATAGTGCTGTATTTATGGGCAGGTTGACCAGAAAGTCTGCTTCAGTTATAATACTGGAATGAAAGTCATCAAGTTAGACCGCAGATACCGACCGCACAAAGAAGCCGGATACGAAGCCGGCCTGCGGTTTGAGGGCTGGTGGGATTACAAAGACAAAATCTCCCAGATTGAACGTATCTGTCAAGACCGATTGGGCACCAGCTGGTCGGCCCGGCGCTCTGATTGGGTTGGGTATTTTGGGAAACGAGGTCGTAATGTATCCGCACCCTACTACATCATGTTCCGCAGACAATCAGACATGACATTTGTGCTGTTGTGCGCGGACTTGACCAAAAAAGCCTGATGTGCTATAATTACATCATAAACACTAGCAAAGGAATCCTATGGCAACCCTAGCAGCAAAAGCCAACGTCAAGGCGTTGAACCCTCGTAGCCCCGACACAAAATATGTTGGACACGAACCTGAGTGGCGTGTGCAACCCACAGAAAATCGTTCCAGCAAGTTCAGCAATGCGTTTGGCTGGTACAACTATTTCTACGGCAAGAAAGATGCCAAGGACTTTATTGCAAGTTATCTTGATGCACACAACCGCACCAAGGACGCTCGCCGTATCCGCACCTTACCTGACAGCCAAGTGCGACTCACAACAGGCTGGCTGTGCCGTATGAGCACAATGGGCCTGGAACTCACAGATCAAGAACAGATCAAGTTAGACAACTTGATCCTGGAACTCCTGGCAGAAAAACAAGCAGAACCCGTGGAAGCAGTGGAAGCAAAGCCCGCTGGCCCCACCATCCAGGATCGACTCAAAGAAAAAGCATCAGAATGCGCCGGTGAGATCGAAGGCCTGTTTGACGACTTCATCGCCGCAGGTGCCAAGATGTCTGCACAATTTCAGCCCATCACAATCATCCGTGGGCACAATGTAGCACCGCAGTTGATCCATCAGATCCAACAGATCTGGAAAAACCACTTGACTGAACTGGAAGCAGTGGTAGCGGGCAAGGATGCACAGTTGGTAGAAGGCTACGGCTATTTGACCAAAACTCAACTCAAGCAACTGGTAAAGTTTGCTGAGCAGGTCATAACTGACTGCAATAACTATGTGCAGATCAAGAAAGTGGAACGCAAACCGCGAGCCAAGAAAGCAGTGAGTGCTGAAAAAGTCACAGCCAAGTTCAAGTATCTCAAGACATTCCCAGACCTCAAACTGGTATCGGAACCTGCTGTGAAACTGGTTGATGCCACAGAAGCCTGGCTATACGACACTGTGAAACGCAAACTGATACATGTGGTCGGTGATGCACATCGCGGCAACTTTACAGTGAAGAGTTCTGCTGTGATTGGTTTTGACACAGGCACAAGTTCGCAGAAAACCCTGCGTAAACCAGCAGAGACCCTGAAAGCATTGTTGGCAGCAGGCAAACCAGCAACACGCAAGATCTTCAAAGAGTTAAGCACCACAGAAACCCAATGGAATGGGCGCGGCAACGACAATTTGATAATCCTCAAGGTTTGGTAATGTGCTAAATATCAGGGACGGAGTCCCTGATGCAAGAACAACAACCCATAGACCTAACCACGCTGAAAGAGAATCTTTTTCAGTATGTGCGCCTGCAACTGGGCAGCCAGATCATCGATATTGAATTGGATCCTGCCCACTTTGAAGCAGCATATCAAAAGACCATTGGCACTTACCGCCAGCGAGCCAACGCTGCCTATGAAGAAAGTTATAGCTTCATGCAGTTGGTGAACCAGCAAAATATCTACACGTTGCCGCAGGAAGTGCAGAGTGTGCGACAGATCTTCAAACGCACCTTTGGTATAGCATCGGGTCCCATGGGCTCAAACTTTGATCCGTTCAGTCAAGCACAGATGAACGTATACTTGATCAACTTCAACCAATCAGGTGGCTTGGCCACATACGATTTCTACAGCCAGTATGTGGAATTGGCTGCTAGGATGTTTGGTGGATTCCTAAATTACACCTGGAATCCTGTCACAAAGAAACTGCAAATCATCCGCAATCCAGCAGGTGGTGGTGAAGTTGTGTTGTTATGGACCTACAATCTCAAACCCGAGATCCAGTTACTAAGCGATTTCCAGATCCAGCAATGGATCAGAGATTACATGGTGGCCACCAGCAAGATGATCATTGGTGAAGCCCGTGAGAAATTTAGCACCATCGCCGGACCCAATGGCGGAGGTTCACTCAACGGTGCTGCCATGAAGGGCGAAGCCAAGGCTGAGATGGAAGATCTCATCAAGCAATTGGTGAATTATGTAGACGGAAGTCAGCCATTAACCTTTGTGATTGGATAAGATCTGTGCTATAATCAGCACATGGCTGATCTAATGATTGATATTGAAACGGTAGGCACAGGCCCAGAAGCCTGTATCCTAACCATTGCCGCCCAGACATTTAACCCCTTGGGCACAGGCTACTACCCACGCAAATTCTATGCTCGGATTGACCCAGACAGCCAACCTGACCGCAACATCGAACAGGGCACCATCGACTGGTGGGCCACCCAACCGCCAGAAGCTCAGGAAGAAGCATTTGGCTTGGACAATCGAATCCCCTTGGACACGGCACTGGAAGAACTGGGTCGACTGATCTGGAAGAGCAAGCGTATCTGGGCGCAAGGTCCCACTTTTGACATGAACATCCTGGAACATGCTTACAAGAGTTATGGCCGCCCGCTGCCTTGGAAGTACTACAAAGTTCGTGATAGTCGCACTGTGTTTTCATTGTGGCCCGACTTACCAAAGCCGCCAACCAGTCATCACGCTCTTGAAGATTGCCGTCGGCAGATCGAACTGCTACAAACAACATTGAAACATCTAAACATAAAGGAACTGGTATGATCATTGGCGTATGCGGATTTATTGGCGCTGGCAAAGACACTGCTGCTGACTACTTGGTTAACTTTCACGGATTTCGTCGAGACAGTTTCGCAGCCACACTCAAAGATGCTGTGGCAGCGGTGTTTGGTTGGGATAGAGAATTGTTAGAGGGCCGCACAAAAGAAGCTCGAGAATGGCGCGAATGTGTGGATCCTTGGTGGAGTCAACGCCTTGGCATGCCGCACTTGACTCCACGCTGGGTGCTACAATACTGGGGCACAGAAGTGGGCAGAAATGCTTTTCACTCAGATATCTGGATCGCCAGTTTGGAGAACAAACTGCGCCGAAGCTCAGACAACATCGTGATCTCAGACTGCAGATTCTACAATGAAGTGGCTGCTATCAAGAATGCCGGCGGCAGAGTAATTTGGATCCAGCGTGGTATTGTTCCGCATTGGTATGATATCGCAGCCAAGGCCAATCATGGCGATGATGCAGCACGTCGTTGGTTGGATTCAGAAAACATCCATTCTAGCGAATACTCCTGGGCAGGAACCACGTTTGATCATGTGGTAGAAAACAACAGCAAAGTGGCAGATTTGTATGATCAACTCAGCGGTCTGCTTGCAGTGAGTTTGGCACCCAAGGAACGTCTAGTCGCTTGACTTCTTCTGCACAATTCAGGCACACAGTTCTGAGATTGTTCAGTGCAACATTCCGCATGTTGCCATCCATGTGATATACCAGCGTTTGGCTGGCGTATCTAGGCCTGAACCCACATCGATCGCATGTGGGTTTTTTCTTGTATCCTGCTTTTTTCCATAATGCTTCTGGCGGCTTGATCTTCTTGTGTCTACGGATACAATGATCACATCTGGCACGGTAGTGCGTGATATCATCTCGGTGATAGTTTACCGCTACAGGACGTTGGTTACAGGCTGTGCATATGGGTCTCATGAGATATTTATGGTCAAACCTTTGGCAAAGGGCTCCTTAACACCATGAGTTTTGTGGTCATCCGATAAATATCTGTAACAGTTTTAAAGGAGCCAACATGGCAACAGCACCATTAGTATCACCTGGCGTGCAGGTTTCAGTAATCGATGAGAGTCAATACCTACCAGCAGCCACCAATTCCGTCCCTTACTTTTTGATCGCCACAGCGCAAAACAAAGTATCCGGATCAGGAGTAGGCGTAGCAGCAGGCACATTACAAGTCAACGCAAATCGTTTGTATCTCATAACCAGTCAACGAGATCTTTCAGCCACATTTGGCAATCCATTCTTCTACAAAACCACCATTGGCACTCCAATCAATGGTTATGAACTCAATGAATACGGCTTGTTGGCTGCTTATTCGGCATTGGGGGTGACCAATCGTGCCTATGTGCAACGTGCAGACATCGACCTCACACAACTCACTGCAACCCTGGTTAGACCAACCGGTGAACCCACAAACGGCACATATTGGTTGAACACCGCAGCCACTCAATGGGGCTTGTTTGAATGGAACCAAACCACTGGTGCATTTACTGCTATGTCACCCAGTGTGATTACCACTACTTCGGACACGCTTAACGGCGCTCCTCTGCAGAATTATGGAAGCATAGGTGACTATGCTGTGGTAGCAACCAACACAGCCAATCCTGTGTATTACAAAAATGGTGCTGTGTTAGCCGGCACTGGTAATTCTACCACCCTCAGCGATCTTTACAACACCTGGGTCCTGGTAGGAACTGATGATTGGAAACTGAGCTATGCCGCTATCCAGGGTGCTAATGCAGTGACCGACACTCTCACAGCTGGCAACACCATTGTTATCAATGGAACATCAGTAGCAGTGCCTGCTGCCAGCAACAACACCATTCAAGGACTCAGCGGTGCGATCAACACAGCCAATATCACTGGTGTGTATTCTGCTGTGATCGACAACAAACTGTGCTTGTTTGCTGACAGTTCAGCCACTGCTGATGGCTCAACAGCGGATGATGGCATCATCTTGATCAGTTCTGTAGGATCAACCTCAGGGTTGTTGACTACTTTGGGTCTCACAGCCGACACCACATACTATGCACCAGGCTTGCAACAAAGCCCTAACTATCAAAATCCACGTTGGAGAGCAACAGACGCCACACCACGTCCAACAGGCAGTGTGTGGAACAAAACCACTGCACAAAATCTTGGCACCTTGATGGTTGTAGAAAAATACAACACAGCATTAGGACAATGGGTTCAACAAGCTGCTCCTGTATATGAAAACGACTGGAATGCCAATGCTGCTCTTGATCCCACCGGTGGCGGTAAGAACATTCCTGCAGGCACAACCTACACACAATACAATGTAGATCCAGTGGCCAGCACCGTGAGTGCTTATCCTTACAACAGCACCTACACTCTGCAGGTGTTTGAGCGCAGTCCAGCTGGCTCAACAGTGATCACTGGTAGCACTAGCACCCCAGTGGTGAGCAATGGTGATCAGTTTACCATCACCACAAGCATTGCAAATTCTACTTCATTGACCAGCACAGTCACAGTGACCATCAATGGCAATACTGTGTCTGACTTTATCACTGCTGTGAGTTCTGCAGGTTTTCCATACGTTAGTGCCACAGTAAACAGTTCCGGCGCTATTGTGTTTACTCAAAGCCAAGGTGGCACTATTCTGTTACAAGAAGTCACAGGAACTCCTATTTCAGACGCTGGATTTACCGCCAGCACCACAGGTTGCCGTAATATTGTGGATGGCAATCAAGATGCTTTCTTGCAACTCAGCGGATGGATTCCATTGGTATATGCACCCGACAGCGTGGCGCCTTACCAAGATCCAGCCAACGGCACATACTGGTATTACTCCACAGTGAATCAGGTTGATATCATGATCAACACCGGCTCAGGATGGGTGGGTTATCAAAATGATTATAACGACACACGTGGTTACAATTTGAATCAAACCAATCCTACAGGACCGATCATTGCTGCCACAGCACCTACCACACAAACTGATGGAACACCATTGGTATACGGCGATCTGTGGGTGAACACTTCGGATCTTGAACAATATCCTTTGTTATACCGTTGGCAAGCAATTGATGGCGTGAATCAGTGGGTGCTGATCAACAACACTGACAAACAAACATCAAATGGTATCTTGTTTGCAGATGCCCGTTGGAGCAGCACAGGCACAGTGAATCCTATCACTGGTAATTTACCCAGTATCACCACATTGCTCACAAGCGATTATCTAGACGTTGATGCACCTGATTACACCTTATACCCCGCAGGTATGTTGTTGTGGAACACACGTCGTTCAGGGTTTAATGTCAAGAGCTTCCAGGTCAATTACTTCAATGCCCAGAGTTTCAGCTATCCCACATGGTCAAGCAGCACTACCTATGCAGTAGGCGATCAGGTATTGTATAATACGGTGTTGTATGTGGCCATCCAGTCCAGCACAGGTCAAAATCCTGCTACCCAAACTTCATATTGGGATCTATTGCAAACCAATAGCTGGGTCACAGCATCCGGAAATCGTGCCGATGGCTCGCCTTACATGGGACGTTTTGCCCAACGTGCGTTGATCGTTGCTGCATTGAAATCTGGTATTGATACTAGCGTGACACTACGTGAAGAACAAGCACAGTTTAATCTTGCTGCTTGCACAGCATATCCTGAACTGATTCCTAACATGGTAGCACTCAGCGACGAAAGAAATAATACTCTGTTTGTTGTAGGCGACACACCAATGAGATTGGGTGCTCAATCTGGTGATATCACAGCTTGGGCCACCAACAACAACAATGCTGGAGTGTTTGCCGGTGACGGATTAACATCTAGATCACCTTATGCTGGTGTATTCTACCCCAGCTGCGAGACCACTGATCTAGGTGGAAGCCCAGTGGTTACTGCACCTAGCCACATGATGGTCCGCACAATCATCCGCAGTGATTCAGTAAGCTATCCATGGTTAGCGCCGGCTGGAACACGTCGAGGTGTAATTGATAATGCCACAAGGATTGGTTATATCAATGCCGCTACAGGCAATTTTGTAACCATTGGTAACAACCAAGGTCTGCGTGATGTTGAATATCTCAACTCTATCAACCCAATCACATTTATTCCAGGTGTGGGTATCACTAACTTTGGTAACAAAACACTTTATGATCAGGCCACTGCACTGAACCGTATCAATGTCGCAAGACTGATTGCGTTCATGCGCGGTAGATTAGAAGAAATTGGCAAGAGCTTCTTGTTTGAACCCAATGATCAGATCACACGTAATGAAATGACCAATGCGGTAAATTCATTGTGTATCAATCTTGTGGCCAAGCGTGGTATCTATGACTTCTTGGTAGTGTGCGATGACTCCAACAACACACCTGCTAGAATTGATGCCAATGAATTGTGGGTGGATATCGCTATTGAACCAGTGAAAGCAGTTGAATTCATCTACATTCCTCTGCGTATCAAGGCCACAGGTGCTATCGCCAACAGCCAAAGTGCAGCACAAACTTCTATTCAATAACAAGAGGTTAGCAACAAAAATGGGGTGGAAACGCCCCATTTTTTTTGGCCTCGGCAGAGGTAAATAAATGCATAGGAGATAACAAATATGGCCGTTTCATCATTAACAAGAATGACAGTGCCCTTGGCAAGCGATCAAAGCGCGAGCAACCAAGGCTTGCTCATGCCTAAACTGGGATATCGCTTCCGAGTGATATTTGAAAACTTTGGTGTAAGCACACCTCGAACAGAACTCACCAAACAGGTGATTGACTTCAAACGTCCCAGCGTGACCTTTACTGAGATTCCAATTGAACTCTACAACAGCACTCTGTATCTAGCAGGCAAATACAAGTGGACCACCACCACTTGCAATCTACGTGATGATGCCAGCGGACATGTTAGCCGCTTGGTGGGCGAACAGCTACAGAAGCAGATGGACTTTTTTGAAATGGCATCAGCTGCTGCTGGTATTGATTACAAATTCACTACCACATATCAAGTGTTGGATGGCGGCAATGGTGCTGCTGTGCCTGTGATATTGGAACAATGGGAACTGTATGGTTGCTATCTTGAAGGTGCTGACTATGGCCAAACCAGCTATGCTGACAACAAGGCCATGCAAATCGCCATGACCATCAGATACGATAATGCCAATCAGACAGCTCCGGGCAACTTGGGTGTTGGCACCACACTGGGTCAGTCGCTCAATAGAACTCTTGAGGCTGCTGGCGGCGCGGTCACAGGATAATAGCACATGGCTTGGGGAGAAGATTTCCTCCAAGGTTTTTTTGGTGGGCAGGGTTTCAAAGACTATGCCCACGCTTCCAAGACCTTTCTTACCAACGGGTATCAGTATGCGCCACGGAACAAATTTCTGTTCCATTGCTATTTCAATATCAACACATCAGTTAATCCTGTGTTGGCCAACGCATTCAACAACACAGAAAAAGCCACCATTGGCCTCATGGTCAAGTCCATAAGTTTGCCCAAGTATACCATTGATACAGAAACTCTGAATCAATACAACCGCAAACGTGTGGTGCAGAAAAAGATCAATTACCAACCGGTCACTGTGACGTTCCACGATGATGGTGGAGACCTCACACGTTCTCTGTGGTATTACTACTACAGCTACTACTACAAAGATCCCACACAGGCCTATGGACCTCCAGCATTCAACGGCAGTATCGGAGAACTGCAATCGTTGCCGGGATTTACTTATAATAGTCGAGACATCTACGCCAGAGATCGTGTGGTGAATGATTGGGGTTATATCGGCGAAAGTTACAGTCAAGGCAGCACCGGCGGCCAGGGCACAAATTCTGGCGGCGATCAGAACACAGGAAAACCACCTTTCTTTAGAGATATCATGATCTATGGTATGGACCAACGTAGATTTGCAGCATACACACTGATCAACCCTATAATAAAAAGTTGGGATCACGACACCTATAATTACAGTGAAGGCAGTGGTATCATGCAGAACCAAATGACCATTGAATATGAAACTGTAAAATACTATGGCGGTGCATTAGGCGGTGTGAGACCAGATACCAATGTCATGGGCTTTGGTGATCCTGCATACTACGATAATATAAGAAGCAGTTTGGCCCGTCCAGGCAGCACACAGTCAGTGCTGGGGCAAGGTGGTCTACTAGACGCAGGCATAGGTATTGTTCAAGATCTTACCAGTGGCCGAGGCCTGGCAGGGATCATTGGTGCTGTGCAGAAAGCAGGCACTTCCTACAACACATTCAAAGGCAAGGATCTCAAATCTATCGCCAACGAAGAAGCCAATGCAGCTCTCAAAGGTGTATTGCTCAATGGTGTGCCTGCCATGGTTCGACCCACACCAAACAAAGATGGCGGTATTTTGTTTCCTGGTTTTCAGGCTCCAACCAGACC